AAGATATTTAAAAGGCCTCCTGCAATTTTTGCTTTAAGAAGATTACAATAAGATAGTAGGATCATTTATGGCCATGACCAAAAAAGGTGAAGTCCATTCTTTTGAAGTTGATTCAGGAACAACTATTAAAGATGGAGTTATAACAGGTTCTTCCAAGAGCCCTAGAAACATTGCAATCCCATCTAGAGTAGGATTTGCTTAATATGTCAACCACCTTTATTTATAATAACTTGTTAAATCAGGTTCAGCTAATGCATCAACTCGAGGTGCCATCTTGGGTTTGAATTGTTAAGGGATATAAGATAGAATAGATTATTGGAGAGTAAAAAGATCCAAAAATCCTAAAACAAAAAAGACCTTTATCACTGATGATTTATTTTAATTATCATGGGATGGTAAAAGATATGATGCTAGCTAATGGGCCGATTTAATAAAAGCTGTTGATGTACCATTTCTAAAAATGTTCTGTCCTATTATAAAATAGGCTTTCTAAAAAACTTTTGAAATTATGGGTTTTACTCCAGTTAAATTTGACACTGAGGAAAAACTTGATAAAATGATGGGTCTTATATTAAAAGATCTTTGTTTAACTAGTCATCGTTTATATTTACATACTCCAGATATATGGAGTTCAATGGACAGTAAATAATAAGATTGGGCTAAAAAATAATGGACTCCATCAATATTAAAAGAATTTAAAGATGAACATTCTAAATAAATTTCACCTTGGAAGGATTATCTTTTTTATGATATAGAAGGAACTGTACTATCAGGACATGGTATCAGAACTACATTAGGTAATACTTTAAGATCTTTAGCTTATGCATACTATTACATATAGTATCCATATGTTGATAAACATGGTCAAGTCACATAAATATCTCTAACTCCATGGGATGATGAGAGATTTTTTGTTATGGCTGCTGGTGATGATTTAGTTATTGTAGGAGATGAAGAAACTTTGAAGTAGATTAAAATAAATACTTTAGGTTTAACTGCTCGTGATAAGAGCTTAGCTATTACAATTGGATTGGGTTAAACAGTCGAATCTATAGCTGATCCAGTATCTATTTATTAGTTTGATTTTCTATCTAAAATGTCCTTTTATGACAATGGAAGATGGGAATTATCACCTAATCCTAATAAGATACTAGAAAAAACAGTTTATACAAAATCTAATTAAGTATTATATAATAGCATGTGGTTATATTATGATGTACTACTAAAAGATTTAACAAGATAATAATTATCTCACAAGTTGGAAGATATCATTTAATCAAGAAGAGACTCATGTG